CTTCTATACCTTTTTGAGAAAGTTTTCGTTCTTTTGCTTCTCTTTCTTCTCTTGCTTTTTTTTGTTTAGCGTCTCTAGCTTTTCTTTCAGCATCTGCTCTTTCTTGATTTGCTTTTTGATTTTTTAAAAATGTGTCATACCTATTAAAGTATTGTTCAGCACCCGCACCTTCACGTGAAGTAACTTTATTATAATCAGCTTTGCTCATTCCCCTTTGTTGAAAATCTCGGTCTCTACCTTGACCTGTATTACCGCCTCTTTGTCCCCCTGTTCCGCTAGTTCCAGGAGACATACTTCCTCTGCCTGCAGAAGCATCAGCTTGTGCCCCTCTAAATAAACCTACACGTTTACCATTTTTATAAAGCTGTCTAGCTTGTTGTGCGTTTGTTATTGCCATTACTCTTCTTTGTCCTCATCAGATGCTGCACCTAGTGGTGGCATTGCTGCTACTTTAATTTTTAATGATCTTGTAATTTCTTCTCTAATTGTAGGAGTATTTGAATCTGCAATATCGTCTTCTGCTTCTTTATCCGAGTTATACTCTACGTTAGTTCTTGTATTTCTTAATACTACTTCTGTTTCACATTTAACAACTGGTACTTTTTTACCATTTATTTCTGTGTATGCTACTTCGCCTTTTTCTATAAATGCCATAATTTAATCCCTGTTAATTTCCAATATTGCACAAGTGCCTTCGAATATATCTGCTGTAGCAGCTTGTAATTGTAATTTATCATTCTCTTCTAACACAATTGAGCCATCAGAGATAGACTTAGAATCCCCTGAGTTTACAGTATGTTCAGCAAATTGAAAAGCAGTTGTTGCTGAATTATCATATAAAAATGCTTTTATTTCTGTGTTTCCACCACCAACATTAGCTGTGTGTATGTTCTGTATTATAGCCCTAGAGTTAGATGGACACGTATAAATGTCTGTTACAGATGTTGAACTTAAATCAAAGTTAGCGTTTTTATATATATTTGCCATATTAATTTCCTGATTTAAACCAAGTAAATCGTTCTGTTTCTTGTTTTAATTCATTTAAAAATGTAGAGTTTAATTGTTCAACTATAATGCTGATGGCTCTATTGATTTGTTTTTGGTTTGAAAAATCATACTCTTCTTTTGGTTCTGGTATTCTCACTACTACTTTAGCCATTATCTACGTCCATCCGGTTGTATATCTATTCTTAAAGTTCCAAAACGCCATGATTCACTAACATCTGTATTTTCTATTTTAATGTTAACAAACCTTCCTCTGGCCCTAGTGTCTTTTTTATCAGTGCTGGAGTTAATTGTAAAGGGACTTAAAGTTGTAGTTGTTTCAGATTGTTGAGGATAACGCTTAACACCAAGAGTTACTTTTGCATTACCTTGTAAGTTTTTAAAATCTGGTACAAATCTTCTCATAGCTAAAAATACTTCACCAGCAATACTTGGTCCACTCGATCTACCTTGAGCATCTTTTTGTCTTGCTTGTAAATCAAAGTCGTATGATTTTACAAACGATGTAACAGTAGTTGTACTACCATCAGGATTTACTTGATCAGTTCCAACCTCATGTTCAAATAAAGTTGTTTGACCTAAACCTGATTCTCCAACAATAACAGGAAAAGTACCTGTAGCTGAGTCACTAAATTTAGTAGCAGATGGTTTAGGATACACACTAGCATCAATCCAAGATGTTCTAGATTCTGTTCCAATATACCAAACACCACCTTTCATAGGTTCTCCATAATTAAACACTACATACTGATCATTATAATCTGAGCTTGTTGATGGATAATACCAAACAACTTCTGTAAATTGATTATTTAATCCGGCATAAATTTGTTGTCCTTTTGTAGTATCTGCTTGATCATAAACATAATCTTCAACACTACATGGTAAAGATTTAACTGTACCATCAAACATAAAGAAACCATTTGGACTCATCCAAAACGCAGCACCATCTATTTCAACAGCTGCATTTTTACCAATCAATCCACAGTTAGTACCAACTTGCTCGAATCCAAATGTAAAAGGTGAACCAATAAATTTCATGGTATACAGTGCATTGTCTGTCCAAACTAGAATAGTTTCTTTGGCTTTTAAAGCTCCTATAATTTTTGTACCATCTTGCAATCTTTGTGTACCGGCACTATTGATTGCTGTTGGTGTGTAATCATTTATATCTTCTTGATCCGAGAATCTTATAAACATATCATCTTGTGTTGTTGTATCTCCAATAGTTGTTTCAGTACCTAAATGAATTAAGTGACGTGTTGTAGGTGAAACTAATGTAACTCTTGTTGCTGTTGGGTTGCTTGTAGTCTCAAATCCTGATGTAGTAGTAGAGGCTCTTGTTGTTAATCTTGCAGCGATACCTGCATTCCAAGTAAATGTTTTACCATTTGCAATCGTTGCAACTAATACCTGACCAAAATTACTTAATGACCACAGACCTGGTTCAAGTGATACGTCAGAGGCAGAAGCTGCTTCTCCCCAATTACCTGATCCCCATGAGTCAATACCCCAACCATAACCATAAGATTGTTCTGCAGGACCAACCTGTTCATAGGGTTTAACTTCTAAACTTCCTCCTGTTGAAACAGTTGCTGTTGCATTAGAACTTTGTGTGATTGTAAATACACTTGAACTTGTAATAGAAGTTACTTGAAATAGTTTATCTTCAAAATCAGAATTTGAATAACCTGTACCACCTGGTAAAGTTACGTTATCTAATAATACAATGTCTCCTGCACTTAAACCATGATTAGATTTTGTTATAGAACAAACAGCTGAAGCATTGGTCGTTGCAATAGTACAAGAAGATAAAGTAGCTTTTAAAGGTGTGATGTCATACAATTGACCTTCAAAATAAATAATTAAAAACTTATCTGTTCCAAGAGCCACGTATCTATTTCCATCTAGATCAACAAATGCAAACTGTCTTCTTGCAACACCTACAATTGTATCTGTAACTAATGATGACCAACCACCTACTTTTTCAGGTAGGCCATATCTGAATCTTGTATTATCGCAATCTACCCATCTGTTTTCTGCACCAGATTCGGTATCTTGCTTATCAATTCCTGGTAAGACTTTAAAATCAATTAGAGCCATGGTCCGTGCTCCTATATTTTATCTTTATAAATCCAGCCTCTAGTTGCATTAACATATACTAAAGTAAAAGCTGCACTGTTTGTATTTACAACTAAATTAGAAGCTGCTCCTAGAATATTAGAACTGTTTCTACCGATTGTTAAATTGTTAGATGCAAATGCATTACCACTATCTATGAAATGCACTTCATTACCAATTGCAGGTGAAGCGGGTAAGTTAATAGTAACAGGTGTACCAATACCTGACCCTGAAGTGTTTACTAATAATTGATCACCATTAACTGCTGTATAAGTAGCTGAAGGTGTGTAGTATCCTTTAGTCTGTAGTTTACCTGTAATATTTGTTCCATCAGAATATAAAACTGTAGTTGATCCAATCGGTAAAGCAAGACCTGTTCCTGAAACTGTTTTAACTGTTAGTGTATAATTAGATGCTGATCTAGCTGTTGCATCTTCTACAATAAACACTCTTTCAGCACCATCAGGCATAGTAACTGTTCTATTCGCAGTAAGTGTTCCTGTTAATTTATAGTATAAATTCTTACCGTTTGCTGTTGCATGATTAGCTAGAGATAAAGCAACATCTGCTGAACCCACTGCAAGTGATAAGTAACCACTAGCTGCTTGTTCTAAAATTTGTAAGTTTGTATTTGTAATTGTACCCCAGGTTCCTGATTTTTCCCCTGTAGTTATAAGTTCTAGTTTTAAATCTGTTGATGTACTTGATGCCATAATTCTCCTATGCGTCCGGGTCTATCGGTACCCAAACTTGATTTACTCCTGGTGGTATTGGGTTCCATGATATCACACTTACAGTGCTATTTGCAAGGTTTATTTGATTACCAGTTACAGGAACCGTTATAGGAAAAGCAATAGTAGTATTACCAACACTAATATTTAATCTGTTTCCTGTTACAGCTATGTTTAAATCCTGTATGAAAGGACTTGAAAAAGGTGCTGCTGAAAATGATGTTGATCCAAATAACATAATATATCCTTACGGGGTTTGTATCCTTGTCCAAGTTTGATCTACTCCTGGTAGTATACCATCCCATTGTTTAATGTTAATAGTAGATGTTCCAATATTTAATTGACTTCCTGCAGGTAAAGCGGTTGCTGCAGCAGTGATTGTCACTGTTCCTGTTGCAAGATTAGATTGTTTTCCTGTAACACTGACCACTGCATTTGCTTTTGCAACTGCATTACCAATTGTTAAATTAGCTCTTGATCCAGTAACAGAGAAGTTCGCATCAGCAGAAATGGTGACATCACCTGTACCAATATTTGCTTGTGATCCATCTGGTAAAACAACTGCCGCTGCAGTAGTTGTTACATTACCAAGAGATACATTTGCTCTGTTTCCAGTAACAGGAACTGTAATATTAACTTTACTTTCAGCATTACCAATTGATAAATTAACTCTTGATCCTGTAAGAGCAACTAATGCATTTGCAACAATAGTTGGGTTACCTGTTGTAATACTAATTTGATTACCATCTACACTAACATTTGCATCAGCAGTGATAGTTACATTACCAACTGTGAAATTAACTCGTTGTCCTGTAACACCAACGT